GATCTACGAGAGTAGAAGATGTGTCGTCTCCGACCAAGAGAATCTAGGCTGTCACGTTGAACAGGTATCTGGGCCGTGACTTGTGGGTGTACCCGAATCCCACCTCCACCTTATTATGGCCGATTAGCTCAGTGGGAGAGCGCCTCGTTTACACCGAGGATGTCGGGAGTTCGAATCTCTCATCGGCTACCAATAACGCGGATGCACATGAAATTAGAAAACAGTTTTCCACAAAAATCAAAATCAATTCCTTATTTTTTTCCAAATAATGGGATTATAATTGATAGGATTCCGGAAGATATCTTCGTAGAACTAAACAACGAAATTGTTAAGGTTCAAAAAAACTTAGAATCTTTGGAAAAAAATAATGCGAATCTTGTTGGTCATATGCAACACCAATACAGATTTAATCATATGTCAGGTCTTCTAAATAATTATGTTGTTGGTCTAGCAGAACAACATAAAAGAACTTTTACCCCAAAGAAAAATTTCTTCGGTGGATTTACAGGACTGAAAAAGAATGTAAACAAATTTGAATTTAAAGTTGAAGATTTGTGGATAAACCTTCAAAGAAGACATGAGTTTAATCCAATTCATATTCATCACGGACTGTATTCTTTTGTTATATGGATGCAAATTCCTTACGACATTCAAGAAGAAAGAAACACGTTCAAGGATATGAACAGCGACTTTCATGTTTCCGGAAATTTCAATTTCTACTATATAGATATATTCGGCGTATTACAGAACTACTCAATTGAACTAGATAAGTCTAAAGAAGGTTGCATATGTTTATTTCCTTCTCAACTTAGTCATAGTGTCAATCCTTTCTACACATCAGATGGATTCAGAATATCACTATCTGGCAATGTTCATTTGAGACATATGTAAAAAATAATGCGGATATGGTGAAATGGCAGACACGCTAGTCTTAGGAACTAGTGCTTCGGCGTGGGGGTTCAAGTCCCTCTATCCGCACCAACACGCCTCTATAGTATAAAGGTAGTACACGGCTTTGGTAAAGCCGAGACACAGGATCGATACCTGTTAGAGGCACCATATAAATAATCAAATGCTGGCTTGGCTGAACGGCTGAAGGCAACGGTTTTGTAATCCGTCGGAGTAATCCCATTGCAGGTTCGAATCCTGTGGCCAGCACCATTTTCTTGTGAGATAATATGATATACGATGGAATCTTTTTTGTTAATCATGCGCTGAAAGTAAATCAGCTTTCAGTTTACACCGAAAAAGAACGTTTTAAGCAAACGATTGAAACGCTCAACTCAATCGACAAGTATTGTCCGAGCAATCAAGTATTCATATTTGATTCTTCTCCAGAAACTCCCAATACAGAATACATTCAGGAACTTAACGATAGAGGCGCAATATTCTTCTACTCTGGTAATGAGCCAGAAGTAAGAGATTATTCACTCAAGGGTCATCGCAGTGTGGCCGAATCCATTTCATTCATATATTTCCTTAGCTGGTTTAAGAAGCAAGACTTTGTGTCGAAGCGGATATACAAGCTGTCTGGTCGTTATAGCCTTAACGATAATTTCATTAAAGATGAAGAGCGTTTTAAGGACTCATTTGTATTTTCTAATGCTCTTGATTCTTGGATGCCTCCATTTCGCCAAGAGTTTGCGAATGTTGATAAGCTATTCAGGCTCCGATTCTGGCATATGGATTACAATCTCTTAGATACATTCGATGAAAAGATTAGGAACATACTGAATGATTGTATGGTCTTTGGTATTGATGTTGAGCATAGCTACTATAAAAACTTGCATACATATAAGACGATTGAACTTGACAAAATTGGTGTATGTGGTAATATAGCACCAAGTGGAGATTACATTGATGAATAAAACGGTATTGATTACAGGCGGTGCAGGCTTTATTGCACATCATGTTGTGGACTTGTTCCTGCAAAAGACAGATTGGAATATCATTACGCTAGATCGTCTTGATTATTCTGGCAATCTAAATAGACTACACGAAGTTATTGATCCATATCCCTATGAGACACAGAAGCGTGTTCGAACAGTCTTTCATGATTTGAAGGCTGAACTGAATCCTCTTGTACAGAACTTCATTGGTAAGGTCGATATCATTCTACACCTTGCTGCGGCCTCGCACGTGGATCGTTCTATCTCTCATCCTCTTGAGTTTATCACCGACAACATCATGGGTACAGCCAACTTGCTTGAGTACGCTCGTAAGTTGGACAGTCTTGATATGTTCCTCTATTTCAGCACAGATGAAATCTTCGGCGTTGCACCTCCCGGCGTTGCATACAAGGAACGTGATCGTTACAACTCGACCAATCCATATTCTGCATCAAAGGCTGGTGCGGAAGAATTGTGCGTGGCGTATGAGAACACTTACAAGATGCCAATGATGATCACTCACACTATGAATGTGTTTGGTGAACGTCAGACTCCAGAGAAGTTTATTCCGCTTTGCATTAAGAAGGTCATGAACGATGAGACTGTGACCATCCATGCTGATCATACTAAGACACAGGCTGGTTCGCGTTTCTATGTTCATGCAAAAGACGTGGCTGATGCTCTTCTATTTCTGTTACAGAATAATCCGCAACTTGAACCAGATTATGGTATGGCAAAGTGTCGTAAGTTTAATATCGTTGGCAAAGAAGAAGTGGACAATCTGTCTCTCGCTAAGATGATTGCTGCCGCTCAAGGTAAGGAACTAAAATATGAAATGGTGGATTTCCACACTTCTCGTCCGGGCCATGACCTTAGGTATGCTCTTTCTGGTGATCTTATGCGTTCGCTAGGTTGGGAACCTCGCGTGGCTCTTAGTGATCGAATTAAAGAAGTATCTGATTGGTATATCGACAATACAAGGTGGTTAGGAATATAACATGGAAAATTGTGTAGAAATTAAAGAATGTATCGCATGTGGAGGCAATCATCTAAAGTCTTTGCTTGATCTTGGTTCTCAGCCACTTGCTAACTCATTTCTAAAATATGAAAATGAGTTTGAGAACTTCTATCCACTTGCAACAAACTATTGTGAAGATTGCTTTCATGTGCAGTTGACGCACAAAGTCAATCCTGATTTTCTGTTTAAGAACTATCTCTATGTCTCTGGCACATCTAAGACACAGCTAGAATACTTTGATTGGTTTGCCAAGTTTGTGGTAGAAAATCATAAACCGGCTAGAGTTCTTGATATTGGCTGTAATGATGGTTCACAACTTGATGCATTCAAGAAGTATGGAGTCTTAACATGTGGTGTTGATCCTGCCATAAATCTTGTCAATATTAGTTCTAGAAATCACCATGTTTATCCTGGTTACTTTGACACTGAATATGCAAATACTCAGGAAAATCAGAATGATGCTGTAATTTGTCAGAATGCTTTTGCACACAACTACGATCAACTTACCTTTTTGAAGAACATGGGTAGAGTATTGGTCGATGATGGACACATCTACATTACCACTTCACAGGCCGATATGATTTTGAATGGCGAGTTCGATACAATCTATCACGAACATCTTTCTTTCTATAACATTCGTTCTATGAATGAGTTGTGTAAGAGGGCTGGACTAAATCTGGTAGAAGTTCTAAAGCATCCTATTCATGGCAATAGCTTCATCTTCGTTATCTCAAAGTCGAAGGCTCGTTCATCATATATCGAACTGCTTCTTAATAATGAAGCCACTTATCATCTTTATGATGAGAATACCTACGAAGCTTATGTGGCTGAGTGTAAAGAAATCATTGAAATGTTTGCCGTTGAAGTTAGAAACCATAAAGCTGCTGGTAAGACTGTAATAGGTTACGGTGCACCAGCAAAAGGTAATACTTTACTGAATGCTGCAAACATCATTCTTGATTTCATCATTGATGATAATCCAATGAAGCAAGGTCTATTCACACCAGGTATGCATGTTCCTGTTTATTCTTCTGAGAAGCTTAAGGAATATGAAAACGAAGATGTTGTCTTTGTACCTCTTGCATGGAACTTCTTTGATGAAATCAGAGCTAAGATCGAAAGGCTTCGACCAAATAAGAAAGACGCATTTCTAAGATATTTCCCCTACGTATATACGGAACAAACACAATGAGCAAGATTGAAGAACTTTTCGACACGACTGAACTTCCTTCGACAAAATGGACTGGATACTTTGATGTGTATGAACGTCATCTATCCAAGTTTGTAGGTAAGGCACCAAAGATCCTAGAGATTGGTGTGCTTGGTGGTGGTTCTATTGAACTATGGCTAAAATATTTTGGTGAGGGTACTCAGGTCATCGGCATTGACATTGACCCGCGATGCTTAGAATACAAGTATGACGGCAATGCTCAGGTCATCATGGGTGATCAGAACAGCCCAGAATTCTGGGATGAGTTCTTAGACAAGCATACCGGCTTTGATATCATCATTGACGATGGTAGCCATATCATGGAACATCAGGTATTGACCCTACAAAAGACGTTCCCACACTTGAAAGAAGGTGGCACTTATATCTGTGAAGACACACATACAAGTTATTGGCCAAGATGGAATGGCGAGTATGATAAGAAGGGCACGTTCCTGGACTATACTAAATACTTATCTGACATTATGAACCAGCAACACTTCCAACAGAAAATGGAGCCGGCTGTATTGAAGACATTTGAAAATCTATATTCAATGTCATTTTACAACAGCATGGTAGTCTTAGAAAAAGAAGCTTTGAAGCTGTTCAAGATAAAGGACAATTCTAGGATTACTATCAACATAGGATAGGAAATCTAATGAAAGTATTACTAACGTTAATCACCGGACTTTTTCTTTTAACAAGTCCAGCAGAAGCTATGGTCGCATCTTGGTATGACTGTGTTAAACCAGGCGAATGTAGCAAAAGCAAGATAACAGCAAACGGAGAAAAATTTAATCCAAATGCACTCACAGCAGCACACAAGACACTGCCGTTTGGCACAAAATTAAGAGTAACTTATAAGGGAAAATCTGTGATCGTTCGTATTAATGATCGCGGACCATTTATAAAGGGTCGTCATCTTGATCTATCTAGAGCGGCCGCTAGAAAAATTGGTTGTCCCGGAGTTTGTTCTGTAACTGTAAAAGTGATTAGATAAATAGTGATATAAATCAGGAGACTAAAATGGAAGAGTTACACAACGCACTAAAAATTGTTTTAGCAGATACATTCACAATGTATTTCAAGACACATTCATTTCATTGGAATGTTATTGGACCAAACTTCAATGACTATCATGCATTCTTTGGAACACTCTATACAGAATTGCATGATGCTGTTGATTTGGTTGCAGAACAAATTCGCGCTGTGAACTCTTTCGCTCCAGCTTCTTTGAATAGACTTGATGAGTTGACAAGAATTGAGGAAGCAGATACTATTCCCGCAGCGGATAGAATGTTTCAGATTTTAATAAATGATAATAACATTGTTCTGGATTCTTTGAAGCAGGCATACGATCTTGCAGATAAGAATGAAGAACTGGGTCTAGCAAACTTCCTGCAAGATCGTATGGACATTCACAAGAAACACGGTTGGATGCTTCGTGCTACTGCGGGTATGAAGTCTTAAATATTAGGCAGTATACCCTCAATAGGACTCATCCAGCCTTTACTCTCACTATGAGGCCACACAATCCATTTGTGTGGTCTCTTTTTTGTGTCGAATGATCTCCAGATGTTATAAAAGCTGCCATCTTTTGTTTCGGCATCTTTTATGATATTCGATATCTCAATTTTATCCGCATCTTGTCTGTATATATCTTGATCATCCTCATCTTTAAAAGCCACTACCCAGAAATCATAATCTGTTTCTTTGACTTGTTCTTTCCAAAGATCGATACAATGTCTGAACATGTTCTTATAAGTTCTCTGTCGGGAAATTTCGTTTCTATATATCGGATTGGGCGGATCATAATGATCTAGAGTATACTGCTGAACGGCTCTGTCGGCAAATCGAATGCCTGAATAGTCTTCGTATTGTTCTTTAGTTCTAACTGTGCCGAAGCCATACTTACCAAAATCATAGTCGGCTTTATCCCCGTCTACTCCTAACAGTTGTTTTGCTCTTTTTAAAGAGGCGCTATTTCTCTTTTCCCATCCATTGTCTTTTTCATCCCAATGACGAACTCTATTCTTTCGAGTATACTCATGCCAGCAGATGATTTCGTTTGGTATGAATAAGTCATACCCATTCGTATACGCGCGTAAGGCCATAGTATTTTCTTCACCATGGAAATAAAGATTAGGATCATATGGAACTTCTTCAATAAACTTTCCAAATGAAAACATGAAATGGGCTGAGAAGAAACGTGTGGGGATAGGCAGCTTGTGCATATCAATTTCTTCGACACGTGCCGGCAACATGAAGACAACGCCTTCTGGTGTAAATCTATCAAATGTTAAACGCCATACCTCTTTTACTCTAGATCCTGGATCATTGTCAGGATCATATGAAGCAACATAAGCTGTTAGAAGAGGCTTAGGATAACCGGCCTCAATTAGATCGTCCATCATCTTCTTACACTTTGTATCCCAGCCGCGAACAAATCTATGGTGACTGTCCAGCTGAAGCGTATACTTTTCACCGCCGTAAGCTTCGTTTAATAAGTGTCTTGCCCAACATGTACCCTGAGCATCTTTATAGTCTATATCAACGATACGAAATCGAGGATCATTGTGGAATTCTTCTAACGTATCCCACTCGTCATCTTTTGATCTTTGCCAGGCAATACCGAATACAAGATTTTCTGGATTGTCCGCTCTCTTGATACAGTCGCGGATGGTAGGAAGAAGCTCTGGATCACGGTAGGCGGCAATTTGCACATAGATTTTGTCAGACATTATATACTCCATAATAATATACATAGCTATATATAATCCCGTTGGAGATGCCTTATGAGAAACTTTTTTAAAAATCGCTTTAAAATTTCAGACGAAAGAATTGCAATTTGCCGAGAATGTGATAAGTTTAATCGCGTGAACTCTCAGTGTTCGGAGTGTGGATGCTTCATGGATTATAAAACTTTGCTGCCTTTTGTCTCTTGTCCTCTAGGTAAGTGGAAAGAGTTTGAGGACGAGAAAGATAAATAAGTAAAAAGGAGAAATAATATGGCAGGTGCGTCGGCGGAAAGACAAGAGAATGCGGTAGTTAAAGCTATTAATGATGCTGTTAAAAAGAGTAAGAAAAAATCAGTAAATGTTGTTGCTGGTAACACGAAGTTGGATAATATCTCTCATGCTAAAAAGTATACCGGTAGACAGTCGAGTGGTTCCGAACCATATACTGACGTTGTTTTTTCCACTAAGAACAAGAAAGATATAAACTTATCATTGAAAGGCGAAGCAGCTCCTTCTTTGGCCGGTGGTGGTATGAGGGGTTTGGAAGCTATTATACCTGGCATTGCCGGTAAGTTTATGAAAGCCGCTCACAAAAAGCTTTTAGCCATGGGTCTAGAAGCTGGCGACAAAGTGCCAGACGTTTATGGTAAAATTTCAAGAAATAACAAAGAAAAGATTGTCGTTGGTACAAAAGCCATGGGAGGTCCGATTGATTACATGTATATTGGGCCTATGGATGTCAGAGCAAAATATGATGAGAAAACTAATATTCTAACTCTGAACGGCACACTAACAGAATCTAGCACATATGCCAAAACTCACGATCTGTATTTCAGGTTGAGAGCAAGAAGAGAAGATCAGACTTTTGATCCTGATGCTGAACAGGGTGGTATTCCAAAGATATATGGAAAATCACCGTCAAGAGGTGATAGCGCAGGTCGTATTGTCATAACAGATAGTGTCCCGAAAAGCGCAGTAATAGTGGAAGTGTAATGATCAATTATCAAGACTATCTAACAGAATCAAAAGAAGGTAAGAACCTTCACTTAGAACACTTGGAGGACGAAGTACTCAATGGAGGAGTTTCTGGCACAAGAGGGGCAATATCCTTTCTACAGTCTCTTCGTGATATGCTCGCTGGTCATGCTACTGGTAGAACTGTCAACTTAACAACTAAATGGGATGGCGCACCCGCTATCTTTGCTGGTATCAATCCAGAGAACGGCAAGTTCTTTGTTGGTACCAAAGGTGTGTTTGCTCAAAATGCAAAGCTCAACTATACAAATGCTGATATTGATAAAAATCATCCTGGCGAAGGACTGAAAGCCAAGCTGAAAGTTGCTCTTAGATATTTGCCTGAACTAGGCATCAATGGC